TGATACCCCAGCTGTCCCATTTAGAACACAAAAAACAGGATTACAATTAGATGAAGATACTCAACTTGCAGTTAATCACCTGTCATCTCAAGTTACAGGTGGAGCTCACTATATCAAAGCTGAAAAAACTTTCGTCGTAGATCACTTTAAGAAATTTACAAGAGACTTGCATTTTGACACACTTGACACCGAATTGGTAAAAGAGTTATTATGGTATGGCAATTCCGTATGGAAACCAAGAATGGGAATACAAAATGTAAGATCATTTAAAGACTTGATGCACATTCCAATTTCCTCCTTCTCAAGAATTTGGTGGGACAGACAAAGAACTCCATACAAGTATGAGTTCAGAGGAGCAGAATATCAGGGGTATCACAATCCTTCAGAAATATTACACTTTACCTGGAACAGGGTTGACGCTTCAGCATTTGGTACTGGCTTTGCAGTTTCCATGACTTCCCCAAGATTGTTTAATATGCCTATCAACGGTGGAGAAACAGAACAAAGAGAATTACAATCCTTGTTAGATAGAAAATATGCCACTCAATACACCATGCAATTGGCCGAGCAAAGATATGTTTCTCACAACTTATGGACAGTAGAAGCTGGGGACGAATCCCAGAGAAGCAACTTGCAATCACAAGTTGAGAATTTAGATATAGGTCAAGATGTAATTGCTGGAACTAAAGTAGAAGTTCAAGAGTTAGGTAGTCAGGCAAGAAATTTCAACCCAGAACAATTTACTGATCTTACGATTGGTCCAATATTCAAGGCATTAAATGATTTCAGAGGTAAACAGGGATCTTCAGAATCCCATCAGTTTGCCAATGCTAGATCTTCAGCTGCATTAGATGAGATTGGATTATCAGCTTTCCCAATATCAATTAAAGAACAATTAATGGAAAAAATCTTCAAGCCATGGTATGAGGCAAACCCGTTGCCTGATCCAGAAACAGGAGGAATGACTTGGCTAACATGGGACGATCTTAAATTTGAGATAGAGTTTGGCAAGGTAGAGAAGAAGGACATTCCCGTACAAGACCAAATCAAACTATTGGAATTATACATGAACTCTCCATTACCTAAAGATCCAGTGGTATTGAATAATTTGTTCGTACAAGCAGGATTGGGAATTACCAAGGACATGGACGAGCAATTGGAACAAATGTATTCCCCCGAACAATTATACATGAATCAATTAATGTCAACTCCAACCGAGCAAGACCAACCTCAAGAGAACAATTCCAATCTTCCACAGAATGATATGGGAGGAGGACCAGTTGACAACTTTAGTAATCAAACCATGGGTACTCCACCTCAAAGTGACGAGATATACAACTCCATGATCCAGTCCACAAGGGGTGATTTTCAAAATAATTTTAAGCAATCAAACAAATCACAACATTGGAGACAAGGTGATTATGTTGGATAATTGTGAAATCTGCGGAGATATTATACATGAATCTACTGACCACCCTTTCTTACCTAAGGTTACTGAAGTTAACAATAATATCAAAGATTTAGACGAAGGAGGACTAGGAAGTGGGAGATCCCCAGAAGGAGGAGCAGACAACGGAGCTGGCTCACCTGGACCACTGATATCATTTGAGACCTCAAGCGTTCCAGGCAGTTTAGCTCCAACGAGCATAGGTGCAAAACGCTACTTGGAAGCATTAAAAGTACAATTAATGGATGCAAAATTAAATTGTCCATGCCAGAAGAAACATTAACTAAAATTCTTCAAATGAAGGAATACCTACTTAGTAGGGGGATTCCTCATGAAGAAGCCCAAAGAGCTGCAATGGCATACTATGAGGAACAAGAACAAATTCACGATTGGCCACCTAAAGTTACGGGTTTGGATTTAATGCCACAGGTTAACAGTCTCGTTCCAGATACTGGAAGTCCACCATACTTTCAACCAAATACCCTAGGAACGACAGAACCATACCCTACCAATCCTACACCTGATCCCCTGGGTTCAGTCAAGACAAATGATCCCTTATACTCCTTAAACGGTAGCAATATTGGTCATACTTTCAATATAGCAAATACTCAATATCAGGGAGACGACACCAACTGGATTGGAACTGCAAATAATTTAGCCAGTCAGCCGCCAACTTTGGGGGTAGAGCCATGGACAACACAGGCAACACAGCCATGGAGATATGACATTGAGGATTCACAGATGCAGCCATTAGACTTACCAGCGATAAGTATTCAGCCAAGCGGACAATTTAATGAGGTAGAACCCTCCTACATGGAGTATATCTACCAAAATCATGATCAAGATGACGTATGTTATGATTTCGCTGGTAAGATTTTCGATATGAACAATGCCGCCAATCGTCCCGTTCCTCCAAGTGAGGGATTAGGATATTCCACTACCCACCCTAATTGTATCTGTTATTGGAAAAGTACAGGGGAAATAAAGGCAGATTCCCTAACTCCAACTGCCCTAGCTGATATTCAAACTATCCATAGGAAGATAGGAGCAAAATCACATTATGGTTCATTGCATAAGATCAAACCCGACGGTGGAATGTCACAAAGAACAGGGCATCGTAACTATTACCGTAAACCACTTAAAATGATCAGGGAGGCTCTAGCACAAGTCAGACAGGAATTTGGCTGGTTAACTGAGGATTACTTGGAAAGAAGTAAGGCAATGGCTCAGGAGTCAGGAGGTGTAATATACCTAGTCCGAGCAAGTCAGGAGGCAATAACTGACCATAGGGCAGAAGGCGAACAGTACAGGAGATTATTGGCAGCTTCAGAACTTATGGCAATGTCAAGGACAGCGATAGGACATGGAATGGATATTAACCATAATCCAGAATGGAGGACAGGTGCTACCATATTGGACAGTGAATTTGATCCATATACCAAATCAATTCAAATGTTAATAATGGAAACTGATCCTGAAATCAATCAATTGATAACAAATGGTCAAATTACAGCTGTGTCGATAAACGGTGGCTCACCAAGAAGTGAGACAGTTGGACCATGTGACGGATCATGCAATGACGGTTCTTGTGAGATTTGTGTTATTCCAAGGGGCGTGATTCTAGGGGAACTGGACGACATTGGACTGACATGGGTGGTAACTGATCCAAGGGGCATAGTATGGCGTGGCAATGTTATCCCTCATGCGGAGCCAGGTGTCAAAACTACAATCATTCAGCCCGTATAACAATACCTTTAAACTATTTCATACGAGTGCGAATAATGAAAAAGTTACAAGAATGTAAATCCATACAAGAAGCACAACCGCTCCTTAGAGGATCAACACCCACATTCCGAAAAACTGTTGAAACTGCTTTTGCATTAATGGGTCATCAAGATCCAGCACAAAGAGCAATCGGTCAAGGTTTCTTATCAGCTGCCATTCAAGAAGTGGACGCTGCTGAAGAACCAACACCAGCCCAAGGTAAATTCATCAAACCAAAAGGCGAGAAATTTGTTCACGAAGCTGAATTAAAAGATGGCGACAAAAGTGGTAACGAAGGTAGTGAGCAATCCTCCAGCAATAGCGGTCCTCTTCCAAAAGAAGGAACTGAAGAACCTGTAGGTGACTTGGAAGCTCCTGAAATGAAAACTGAAGATCAAATGAAGGAAGTAGGTGGATTTCCACCAATGATGCCAGGATTAGATCCACAGTTAGCACAACAAATGGCTCCAAATATGCCTCAAATACCTCCAATGAACACTCCACAGCAAATTCAACAGATGCAATATACTGTCAAAAAATACATGGAGGCTTATGTTACTCCGTTGAGAGAACAAATCACTCAACAAAACAAAGCAATCAAGTTCCTATCCAATCAGGTTAAAGAAGCACAAACTGCTCCTCTCGGATTAGATTTGCACACTGCAAGAGAACAAACTCCTAAAATGCAAGAGACTGAACTTCCAAGAAACGTAAACAACCTTGATACACCAAAAGGCACTCCACGGATCTATGAGAAACAATATTCCCTTGAAGCAAAAAGACAGAGTATTTTGGAATTGGATAAACTAATTTCTAACTCTCCTTATCAATAAGCAGAGTAATTCTCTTTTCTTTTTTGAAATTACAAGTACATTGTATGTAAACAAAATACCTTTAAGCTATTTCATTCGAGAGCGATTATGACAAATCTTTATCCAGGTCTTGCACGTGGTCCAATCGACCATAAGTCAAGTTCCGTGATAAATATAATCGCAAATGAAGTAGACATGGAAATGGGTGGTTGTGTTAAATTAGCAGCCGCCGCTTCAGCTGAACTCTTACCAAGAGCAGACAAAACTGATACCGCAGGACAAGATGCTTATGGCATTATTGTCGGTGGTGACAATGATGGAATTTTTGGTAGTGGTGGAGCTTCACTAGCTGATAACACTACAAAAGCAAGTCGCTTAGTAGGTGATGGCATAGTGGTAGTAACACAAGGTAGATGTCCAGCCCGAATCGGTGAAAATTGTACCCTTGGTGCAAAATTAGCTGGTGACAGCTCAGGAGATTTACAACTAGCAGACGCAAGTGGTGACGATATTATCGCAACCGCTTTACAAGCTGGTACAGCAGGAGACATTATCATTGTCGACGTTCAAAGAGAGGGAGCCTTCTAAAATGGCTGGTTCTAAACCAAAACACAATAGAGCAAGTATTTTAGCTCTCCCTGAAATGGCACACATAAAGGAAGCATTAATGCTTGGTGCAGAACAAGCACAAGCTAATGGCGGTAAGTTTGATCTATTCAAACCAATCCGTGAAACTCCAATGAGTGTTATCTTTGACCGTCATAGCCAGAACGGCTTCGAAGATGGAAAACTAAACCCTAACTTAGACAAGGTATGGTACTCCCAATATGGTATCAGAATCGGTGATATGGCTTCAACCAACCCTTACATCGGTGGTAAGCAATTACACGAAACTGTATCAGTTCCAAACACCTTATCTGCTTTGAAAATTGCAGACGAGATCTTGGAAGGAGCAGAACCTTGGTCTGACTGGAAACAGTATTTCAGATTAGTTGACATGGACACTCCAAAGGTGAATGTGCCAATTACAAAATATACTGATACAGTCGGTGGAGCAATCGGTGCACAGAAAGGTATAGAAATATACACAGAAAGTGGCGGTACTCCTCCAGCAATAGGCGGTAAAGTTGAAACAGTCGAACTCGATACCTCTGGTACAAACAACTCTTACAGAGGAACAATCTCTGTCAACAGAAACGATGTAAAAGATAACAACTTTTTATCAGTTGAGCAATCACTCAAAAACGCTGGTAACGAGTTCTATTACATGATTGGTGAAAAACTAATTAGAACGTTAACTGCTGATAGTGCAGTTCCAACTGACACAAAAGCAAACCTCGATCTAGCAACTCCAGTACAAGCTGAGTTTGAAGCCCTTATCAATGTCATCCGTGGTAAATTCCCAGGTGAACAAAGAAACAGAGCAGACACAATGTTCATTCATCCAACAGATGCAATGGAGTCAATTAGAAACGCTGGAACAAACGGTGAATATCCATTCCTAAGTAGGTTCATAGTAGGACCTACAGACAACACTGATGTTGTAAACAACAGTGGATTGGCAGCAGCTCTCGGCTTGAGAAATGTGTGGGAAACCCCACAGATTGAACAAGGAACTGTACTCATCGTTAAAAGAGACATTGCACAAGTAGTCGGATTAAGAGAAGATTTGACAATTGAAAACTTTGACCTCTCAGTAGGCGGTTTGTATGAATCTGACTTGTTAGTTAGATTCCAAGCAAAACCAGCACACTCTGACGTTGGAGCTTACAAAATCACTTCATTTTAGGATTCTAAACTCCTTTTTTTTCTTTTTTTTATTCTAAAAACACTTTTAGGCTATTCCATTAATGGAATAGTAATTATGCCTATTGCTTGTACAAGATGTGGAAATAAACAAGAAGGAGAAATTATTTCTCCACCTGTTGCCTTTGCTTTCAAACATGGTAATGGTTGCGGTCATGGTGTCGGACCACTTGCTGTGATTAAGGGTGTAATCAAAGTTCAAGAAAAAAAAGTTACAGAAGAACAGGTTGATAAAATAATTGCTAAAAAAATACAACCCCCAACTCAAAAATCAAAACGGTTTGATTATTAGTCAACTTTACACTAATACAATAGTATAGAAAACTATTATCATTTTACTACATAATGACAAAAACAATACAGATCGACGATAAGTTACATCAAAAACTGAAAGTTGAAGCAACACAAAAAGGAATGTTACTTCGTGATTTGATAAAGGAGAAACTCTCTTGAATCGATTGCTAATAGGTTACATTATTTTTTCTGTTGGTGCATTAGGTTTTTTATCTTTTGCAAACGCTGAGGAATATACGGTGGTGGTTCCATTTACTTCACATGGAGTTACGTGTGAGTTTCAAGAACTATCAGTGGAATACCATTGCGTTTGGCAGGGATTCAAAGAAGTCTATACCCTTGAAGATCTAAAAGAGTACAAAGAACTCCTAACCGCAGAAAGATACGATCAGGAAATTCAAAAACTCAATGAACAAGCCTTGGCCGAAATAGCAGTGGAACAGGCAAAGTTGACACCTAACGAGAAAACCATTCAAGAGATTGAAAGAAAACTCGAAAGGGGTATCGCAACTGCAACTGATTCAGTGTACATGAACTTGCTCAAAGAGTTGAACACCTGTAAGCAGGGAATGGATAAAAGAACACAGAACATCCAGACTGCAAGGGAATTTGAAATATCAGATTTCCCATTATGGAGTGTGAACAACGTAAAGTATGAGGGCGTACTTGGTGAACTTGTTATGGCAATAGAGGAATGTCAAGCACAAGACCAAATCTACAAACTTAGTGTAGGCTATGAAAATTTTGAGCATACAAAACAATACTCACTACAAGACAAGTTCACACCTGACATACAGTCAGTGAACTATGACAGTCTACTTGCAACAAGCAACGCTGTCAATACAAGTCTAGTCTGTGACAGCAACCAACATTCACAACAGTACAAGAAACAGTTTGGTTGTGTAAT